TCTGCTCTAATGTTCTTCATCGGAATCCACTTCATCTCCACTAACGTCATACCATCAAATGGGATAGGCTCTAGTGCGAAATCGTGTACTTGCTGTACTAGTAGAGGAGACTCTTCAGCTAACGAAAGGTAGCCGGGATAGCTATTCAAAACTTTATTCATAATATAATCTCAATTCAATTCAATTCAAGTGATATAGTAACATAGATATAGTGTGTTGTCAAGGGCTATTTTATAGCAATAGCACCAACAAACAAATGATTCTGCCAGAACGTCTGTACTGACTGAAAACCAGCACTCTCAAGCATACTGCTCAATTCACTCCAAGTATTGGGGCGTAGCATATTGCGTAGAGTTTTCTCTTTGTTCATTATTTCTTCTGCACTGAAAGACTCTCGCTTGTGATCGTAGTGCATGAATGTCAACATATCCTGAACTTTGGAGTTGCACGAATACGTCTTCTCTGTGAATATGAAAGCACCACCGGGGTTCAGTCCATCATAGATACGGTCTAACACGTCTTGTCTATCCTTACGGGGCATGAATTGTAATGTGAATAGAGAAGTAACTAGAGAGGCATTCTCGAACTGAAAGCTACGGACATCTTCCTGTGTTAACCAAAGTGATGGATAGTCGATCATGCGTTTATCCATATCGCCCACAAAACCCTCTGCATAGTCAATGCCACGATACTGGACATCTCTAGCAAAGTCTTTATTCTGATCATACATAGCCGCAAGTGTCTTGCCTGTAGAGCAACCAATATCAATAACAGAAGTCTCGTCCTCAACAAAGTACCTCGACATCTTTACGATATCATCGTGTAGCGTAGCGTAGCCACGAATACTGTTGTCGATATGAGCATCAAAACCCTCTTCAGTATGAGCGAATGTAAAGTCATTCACTGGGGTAACTTGTTCACGATTCTTCATAATATATTAATCTCTCAATTCATTGTATGGTTTTATCACATTCTCATATACAGAAGAGGCGACTGCTGCCATCATCTTGGGCGCTACCATTCGACCAATTCGCTCTGCCTGCTTATCGAAATTACCAGTTAACTCATAATCCTCTGGAAGCCCCATCACACGCTTCATTTCTAAGATTGTCAACTTACGATTCTTATCATAATGAAATACACCAGAAGCCGTTCTCTGCTGACCCATCTGAGTTAATGTTGGGCAAACTCGATGTGGTGCTGGTCTCTTAATACTAAAACAAGATCCTTTAGGATTTAGATGACGAAACTCTGGTAAACCTGGGTGTAGCGTCTTCTCTGGTCTGAATGGCAACATCTCAATGAACTTCTTCTGAAAACTCCCCTCAACATAGTCCAGAAGCATCTGCTCCTCGACAGGATCGTTAACAACATCTTTAATTGCGTCTTCTATACCGATATGCTTGCTATTCGGAACTGGGAACACGCCGTTGAGATTAAGCACATTTAATCCTATAGCATCACAAACATCTTTACGAACGCAGATAAAGATTGTTCTCTCTCGTCCTTGAGCAACTCCATAATCAGCCGCATTCAATACGTTGTAAGTTACTTCATATCCAATCGATTCGAACGCCTTAATGAACTCAAACAACTTTGATCTGGCTTCACCGAATGTGATACCCTTTACATTCTCTGCAATGATTACTTTAGGTTTGACTTCCTTTGCCACTCGAACGAACTCAAGAAACAAATCCTCAATACCAGTCTGCATCTTTCCATCAGAATACTTCTTGGCACCAACTGCTTCTTTTAGTTCACCCTCTTGAACGACATTACCATCTCCGTCAAAATATGTCTTACGTGTATCTTCCTGATAACCTTCCCACCCCTTTGCACCTTTTCCGTTAACAGAGAATGCTGAACAGGGTGGAGAACCATCAAGAATATCCAAGTCACCTGATGAGATATTTGACATAGTGAGGAAAGCTTGACCAGAATATCTCTTGATATCATCAGCAAGAACTGGCGTGTCTGGATAGTTCTGAGAATATGAAGCAATAGCCTCAGCCACAAATTCATTGATAAGCAGGACTTTTCCACCAGCAAGTCGATAGCCTGTACTACTACCACCGCCACCTGCAAAACAGCTTATTACACTGAATAGCTCTTCAGAAGATTTCTGCTTCACATCTGCTACTGTATATTTTTCGTACGGCATGGTGTTCAAGTTCCTCACGTTATTTTCTATCTATTATACAGATATTATTGCGCTATGTCAAGTACTTTATGCCGCTTGCGGTGCTATTCGGCTGAAGTTCTTAACCTTCTCGAATCTGATCACACTATGAAACTTGTCGAATAGTTGATCACCCTTGTGGCTTATTATAAAGATATTTGAGTCTGCTGTCAACTCTTCAATGATCTTTAGAAACTCTTCTGTACCAGATGTATCAAGTGAGCTATCCATGATCTCATCCATAATCAAAAGATTGGTGGATACTGAGTTACGAAGTTTAGCAACTGAACGCCAAGTAAACAATAACGCTAGATCGATACGCAACTTCTCACCCTCAGAGAACGATGCATAGCTGAATACGTCACGAAATCTAGATTTGATAGTCTCGTTGAAGTTTTCATCTAGCTCGAATTGTACAAAGAAGTCCATAGCCGCTAGGTACTTATTGATCAGCTTATTCATCACAGGCACATACTGTTTGATGATTCGAGTCTTGATACCACCATCTTTAAGCATAGACGCAACTACAGCAAGGGTCTCTTTACTATCAAACAGCTCAGTCTGATCGTTATGATATCCCTTAAGTTCTGCCGCAAGAACGGCAATCTCTTTGTTATCGACTTCCGTTGCTTCTTTCTCAGCACCAATCAACTCTTCTTTAATTGCCTTACAACTACCCATTGCAATCTTAGATGCCATTCGATGCTCGCTCATCTTCATATTCTTTTCACTGATAGAACTTTCAGTACCGTCAATCTCTTCGAGTCTACCCTCTATAACTAAACCTTTGCTCTTAAGTTCCCCTCGGGCAGATTCGATTTCTGCTGTTTTTGAGGCGTGGCTTGTGATTGTTCCCTCTTTGAACTCATGTTCGATCCCTTGCTTACAGGTTGGACAGTTGTCATGGTCTTGATAGAATGCAACTTCTTTAGATAGGGATTTGTGTTTATTAGAAAGCTCACGATCTAACTCCTGTAGCTCTTGTAGTCTCTTCTTAGTAGAGGCTTTGTCTTGTATCTCACTATTCAACTCAGACACTTCCTCGATCAACGTATCAACGGCATCCTGTTCAAGCTCAACGATAGAGATTTGCTCACGTAACTTATCTTTTAGCTTATCAACTTCTACAGCTCGTAACTTACGAATAGACTCGTTGTGTGACTTAGAGGACACTATCTTATTATTCAGTAACTCAATCTGATACTTAATATCTTTGATCTCAGCCTTGTTCTCACTGAGTTTATCTTTGAGTAGAGTATTCATCACAGTGAATATCTGAATATCAAGAAGATCTTCGATGACATCTCGTCTCTCAGCCGCTTTCAATTGCATGAAAGGCACAAATGTTGAGCTACCAAGAACGACAACCTGCCCAAAGGACTTATAGTTCAACTTGAGAATAGTCTCTTCGAGATATGCCTGATAGTCACGAACAGAAGCATCCTGATTCAACAACTCACCGTTCTTTAGTATCTCGAATCTATTTGGCTTGATTCCACGCTTAATCAGATACTTACTAGCACCAATCGTAAAATTAGCTTCAACTTCAAGACCCTTACCATTGACAGAATTAATCAACTGATTCTTTTTAATGTTACGAAACGGCTTACCATACAAAGCAAAAGTCAAAGCGTCAAGCATAGTAGACTTACCCGCACCATTGTCTCCAATGATGAGAGTAGACTTACTACGATTCAACTGAACTTCTGTCCAACTATTGCCTGTAGATAAGATATTCTTATATCGAACTGACTCAAATACAATGTTTGCCATTATAAACTAATTGCCTCTTCATATAGATCGTCTAGCACATCTTGAACTTTTTGCTTATCACTAGTTATCTCTAAGTTCTCAACATACTGCCTCAAAATAGTCAATGTATCTTGCGCTTCATCAACCAATTCAGTCTCATCAATAACATCTAGATTCATGTGATCTTCAACAACTTTGATATCACAGGGAGCGGCTTCTTGTAGCTTATCAAGAAACAGATCAAAGATATATGGATTAGACTTGTTGCTTATTATAACTTTAATATGGGTGTTTGTCAAGTTCGATGTGTCAAGATCTGCAATATCTTCTATCGTCATATCTGTATCATCATACTTGATCTTATGGAACATCCTCAGAGGGTTCTCAACGTGTGTCATACTTCGATCAGATGTATCAAAGATGCTGAATCCACGTTTCTGATCGTAATCTGACCAGTTCATCTCATATGGTGCACCGAGATATGTGATATTGTCAATAGTAGACGGATGATGGAAGTGACCAGAATACACAGCATCGAACTTGTTGAATACTTTCTTATCTAGTCCATGAGTACATAGTTGACCTTTCATCATCTCAAAGCCTTGAAACTCGAAGTGACCGAACAAAGTTTGAGCATCTGTAGACTTAAACATCTCAAACGACTCTTCCCAGTTATCCGCACACAACCAAGGTGCCATCATAACCTTACAGTCATCGATCACTAGCTCTACTGGCTTTTCCCAATAGATATGAATATTACCGTACTTCGAGTTACCGTAAAGCTGACGTAGACAGTTCACCTCGTTAGTATTCTTATAGAACGTGTCGTGGTTACCAGCAATAAGATGAATGTCTATGCCTTCTTCAGCGCATATCTTCATGAAGTTTTCTTCAAGATTCTTGGCTGTTACGAAGTTGATATACTTACGTCTATCGCAAACATCGCCAAGATGAAAGATGGTCTTGATACCCTCTTCTCTTAGCTTAGGAAAGAATATCTCTTTATAGAACTTAATGAAGTACTCAGCAAATGCCGCATTGTCTGATCGTGCACCCCAATGCGTGTCGTTTATCACTGCAATCTTGGCCATCAGCTACTTCTCCTCATCGTCAATAAACTTCTCTAGCCCTTTCTTTGCTCTTTTTTGCTGTTGTCGCTTTTTATCTTCCATCTTCTTCTCATAGTTCTTAACAAAGTCATTCATATAATCGTTGTCAAGATCAATGTAAGATGGCATTCCGTTGTCGTCATCTGCACTTTCTACTGCTGTACCAGAGGTGACAGAATTCTCAGTTACTTTGTGTTTGATATATAACTGCTTCTTCTCTTTATCAATACGTCTTAGGAATGCGTACCAAATGATTTGAGTGAAGTAAGCAAATGGATTGCTAGACTTGTCTGGATCGAAGTTACCTAGTGCTTGAATAGCATTTTCTAGTCCATCACTAATCATCTCATCTTTATATGAGTAACCCGAGAAGTTAGGTTTAGATGCAAGTCGAGTAGATATCTGATAGATACACTCCCCGATGTAGTCTGGTATTATAGGTTTAGGGTCTCCACAATCTTCTGCTTCTACACATAGCTTCTTATATGCTACGATAGCTGCCAGAAACTCAGGGTTGTTTACGTAATTCTTCTTAGCCATTCCATTAGTCCTCGCTCAATTTACATATAGTATAATACATTTGACGGCGTATGTCAAGTAAAAGTTGATCTTATTTATTTTAATTTATTTACAGAAATGCCTTGACATAACGTCCAACTGCGTGTATAATAGAGTTATCGCTCTGTTGAATAATACTAATGTTTATTGATCAATGTCTTGACATAATATAGATATGTGTGTATAATAGCGTTATCGCTTGTTGAATAATACTAATGTTTAGTTGCATCTCTTGAGTCAATTAGTGCCATTAGGTGTTCTTCTGCTTCTTCATCTGATACATCATCTAGTCTGTCTATAAAGTCCCTTTCTTTAACTTCTTCAAAGAATGACTCGTATATTTCTTCTGCTCTCTTGTTGGCATCACTTTTAAGAACGATGTCGCTATTATCTATTATAACACTATTCTCGACAGAAAACAAGAGATAGCTTTGAGCGTAGAAGCCCTTGGTTGGATGTATCTTCACTTGAACAGGATTCATAAGATTCACACAGTCCATGCCTTTACCTAAGTCTTCAGCAATCAAGTCAATACCATTCTTTAGTTTTATGTGTACAAGTTTCATTCATCACCCTTTCATCTTAATATTATATATACTGTACTCAAACCCTTCATCATTATATATATCAACTCTCTCCAAGAAATGTTTGACTGCAAAGTTCTTCTTGGACTTCCATTGAAGGTCATCTACTATGTCATATAGTGTTGCTTTATCAGCCCCATTACCCTTACGAAGTACTCTGCCTATCGATTGAAGATTTCGAATCTTTGACTTAGATGGAGATGCAAAGATGATATTATCCAGACGCTTAATATTAACGCCAGTGCTGAAAGTCCCATAACTAGCCAGAATAATGTTATTATCGCTAGACTCAGCAACTCTACGGACTTCTTCACGATCTTCTGCACTGATTCCACCATGTATGAAATGAACAACTTTCCCCTCCTTTTCGAGAAGTGGTTCTAACACTTTACCATGCTTCTCAACAAATTGAAATAATATAAGTGTGTTGCCCTTTAGTCCATGTGCAAGATTTCGTATATATTTGTTTCTTGCTTCGCTTCTAACTATCCAATCGATCTCTTCTTGATAGCTCATGTTCTTATTTAGCTTGCGTATTTCATCGGGATATTGAAGTACTAACGCCTTGATATCAAACTCTGCTAGAGTGTTATCATCAATCAGATCCTTTGTCTTTGTTACTTCGAAGACTGATCCAAACAGACCTTCGAGTACGAGTCTATGCGTCTGAGTTCCATCTAGTGTTCCAGTGAAGCCGTAGCGATACTGACATTCAGGCATCTTCTCAAGAACAGAAGATACAGACTTAGCTTTAAATAGATGTGCCTCATCTCCAATAACAACACCGAACTTAGCGAACCAATCTTTTCTTAGCTTATATATTGACTGCCAAGTAGATATAGTTATATCTGCTTCAATGTTCTTATCAATGCCACCACGTATCTTGTGTATGTCTAACTCTTGACCACCATTATATTCGATGAAGTCAGATGCCATTTGCTCAACAAGTGATGTTGTCGGTACTACGATTAGGACTTTCATATCTAACGTCTCTATGTAGAAACGTGTTAGTAGGTATATAATGAAAGACTTACCAGAAGCTGTTGGTGAGAGTAGTAACGCTCTCTCGTGCTTTAGCGCATGAACTACTGCATCATTCTGATACTCACGAGGCACGAATGCTGTCTCAAACTCTTTCGCTAAA